AGCAACTGCGTCACTGACTTCGGTCGGTATGGCCTGATTGCAGAAGGTAAGAGTCCTACAGCTATCGCTACTGCTACGGCAAGTGCGGCTAACTCTGGTGCTACCACCATTACTATTGGTGCTATCACAACTGATAGTGGGTTCCACGGTACTGTCAGCCGTCCTTTGGATCACATGATGGTGACCATTGATGGTGTTGATTACGGTGTTGTAAGCAGCACTGCTAATGGTGCTGGTTGGGATATTGTTTTGACCTCTGGTCTTACTTCTAACATTACCAACACGACTGTAAGCTTTGCTCTGCGGTCTTATATCAGCACTGGTGGACACACCTTTGAATTTGTTGGTGTTGGTACTGACTACAGTGATCACCCTGACAACGGTGGTGTGCCTGTTGAAGCTAACCAAGTCATTGAACTCAATGGCGGTAAGGTCTGGCAATCAAGTACTGACCACGTAGGTAAGTTCAAAGCAGGTGATGTTCTTGTTGTTGATCAAGTATCTGAAACTGTAAACCTCGATGGTGATGTTATATTCAAAGGTGATGCTACAAGAGGTTCTGGTCAGTTCAAACTAAATTGTGAGCAAAATAGCCACGGTATTACAATTAAAGGCCCACCGCACTCTGCAGCTGCATCCTACACTCTGACATTACCTAATACTGATGGTAATGCTAATGAAGTGCTGCAAACAGATGGAAGTGGAACACTTAGTTGGGTTGCTCAATCTAGCGGTGGTGGTAGCGGAACAGTAACCAGCGTTGATGTTGCCGGTGGTACGGGTCTTTCGTCTACTGGTGGTCCGGTTACAACTAGCGGAACGATTACAGTAAATCTTGACAATACGGCTGTCACTGCTGGAAGTTACACCGCAGCTAACATCACAGTTGACGCACAAGGTCGAATCACTTCGGCAGCAAATGGTTCTGTTACTGTCGGTGTAGACGATCTTTCTGATGGTTACTTCGATAGTACTGAGGAAAATCTTGTCTTAGGTTTTACAAGTACTCCTAGTTTTAATACCACTAATGCTGCTGAGGGCAGACGAAATTTTGTAGTTAATGGTGAAAATTCCAGCATCACGACCGGTTGGCAGAATACGTCCTTTGGTTCTAATGCAGGCAAAGACCTCACTACTCAAGATTTTAATTCATTATTCGGTTCTGGTGCGGGAGATACTTATACTGGCGAACGTGGTACTGGTATCGGCCAATCTGCTCTAAGCAACACTACTGGCGACCGTAACGTCGGCATCGGCATGAGCGCCGGTTCCTATCTTACTGGAAACAATAATGTAGGAGTTGGTAATAGTGCTGTAAACCCGTTTCCTTCTTTAACTAACCGCACCGGTAGTGGTAATGTTGGTGTTGGTTATTATGCTTTGGCTAACATTACTGAGGGCGATTACAACGTTGCTGTCGGTGACAATGCTTTAGCAAGTACTTCAACTCAGGGGGTTCGTGGTGATCACAACATTGCTGCTGGTTACAATGCCTTAAAAGGTCAAGGTGGAGTTCCTATTTATGCCTCAAACAACGTAGGTATTGGTCAGAACTCGCTGGCCGTCATTACTGGTACATCTGGTAGTACAACTTCTGGCTCACACAACTGTGCAATAGGAAACAATGCCCTTAATGACCTGACTACCGGTGAAGATAACATTGCTATTGGTAACGTTGCTGGAGAAAAGTTAGTCAGTACTTCTCATAACGTTCTTATTGGTGACGGAGCTGGCTCGAACGCAGCATCACTTTCTGGTTGTATTGGAATCGGAAGAGAAGCTCTTTTCACTAACTCTAGCTCAACAGTAACTGAACAAATTGCTATTGGTTATCGTGCTTTGACCCTCGTATCAACCGGTTTGTATAACGTTGCTATTGGTAGACAAGCTGGTTATTATATTACAACGGGAGCTAGAAACACCTTAATGGGTTTAAGTGCCGGTCAGTCAATTAGTACCGGAAATTATAATACTGCCATTGGCGGTAATGCAGGCTATAGCCTAACCACTGGTTGGTATAACACCCTTCTCGGTTATGGCGCAGAAGCCAGTAGCGCTACTGTTAGTGGTGAAGTAGTCCTTGGTAATACGAGTGTCAGCACACTGCGCTGTAATACACAAACCATCAGCAGTTTGTCTGATGGCAGAGATAAAACAGAGGTAGAAGATCTTAGCGTTGGTCTTGATTTCATCGACTCTTTGCGTCCAGTTAAGTTCAAGTGGGAAACCAGGGACGGTAGTGCTAAGGACGGTAGCTATGAAGCTGGCTTTATTGCACAGGATCTGCAGGCTGCACAGTCTGAATCTGATGCTGACTACCTGAATATGGTCCTTGATACTAATCCTGACCGCCTTGAAGCTGCCTACGGCAAGCTTATCCCTGTTCTTGTTC